GTCTGGTCCTTGTGGACCAACTGCACCAGTATCGCCCTTTTCACCTTCAGGGCCTTGAGGTCCTTGTGGACCTGTTAGTCCCCTACGCCCTACGTGAGATAATTTAAATACATTAGCAGTGTGCTTTACAACTACTCGCTGTGTTTTTCGATTGAGTTTAAACACATATGCCATGATTAACTCGCTTCTTCAATATCGTTAGCGTCACATACTTCAAGCTGAGGAAGTTCACACTCATTACAGCCTGAAACGTCTGGGTATTTCTCGACAGTCCCGTCTTCATAAATAAGAGTAATCATATAGTCAAATAGACCAATGCCTAAAGCCTCAGTTTGTTCAGCGCTTACAGTCAAGTCCGCCTGTAGGTCCTCAAATGTCGTAGTAATAGCAAGAACTACTCCACTATCGTCTGAAATAGTAAGTGTTGCTGTGTCTGCTCCTGCTTCGTCATTCTCCCACAAAAGAGGGAGTGTTTCACCTTGTCTTACGGTCAGATTATCCATGATGTTTCTCCTTCTTAATATGGTCACTCATAAATACTATTTTGTATTCGTTTAATTTCTTGCACTTAGAATTTGAACATTTAATAGTAACTTCAATGCTCTTATCTGTTGAGCCTAGGAAGCGCTTACAGTCTTTACATTTAATTTCGTAAATCATGTCTTTACCACCCTGTAGATTGCAACTCCACCACCATTCGGGTGTGGGTCGTAGCCTTCATTAGATACAAAGTCGTTTACTAATGTGCCACCATCAACGCCTTCGATTGCTTCACCAAGGCTTACGAGTGGTTGGTCAACATTAACCCAGTAACCTTCCAGCGCTCGGCAATATTCACATTCAGCACCGCCTGCGTGGAATAAACTCTTTTCAAAGTTCACACCAGTCTCGGCTTTGATTTCTTTAATGGCTTCAATGCCACCAATAGCGTTTGAACGGTTCAACTCAGTAACGGCAAGACGCTTCACTCGGTATTCGCTGGTTGATACAACATTTTTAAGTGCTTGTTCTGTCTCTCGTTCAGTAAGTCCCTGATTTGCAGAAGTCGCTAAGACCTCACGTATAGCAGCAGCAGTATCAGAGCCATAACTTTCTCCAACTCGGCGCATATAAGCCGTGTAGCCGTCTTCTACGGTGTCTGAGAGGGTGTATTGAGTCACGAGTGTTGTAGGAATGGTTGCATCACGTAATAACTTAAGTCCTTCCTCGTATCCTTCTTCGCCTTTTTCAAAAAGAATAGGTGAAATGGTAGCCATCATACCAGCGACGAACGTAACCAGCTCATCTTCAAGTGGGTCTGGGTTTACTTCGTTTGAAACTTCTTGCTTAAAATCTTTAACAGCTCGGTCTACTTGCGCCCTTAGGTATTTACGAGCGACATTCTCAAGTTTTTGTTCATCGCTCAAGGCTGCTTTTGGGTTTGTGCCTTTTGGCTTCTCCTTGTTGAGTGGAGTAATGCCATCAATCTTTTCTGGGTCTGGAGCTGTTTTAACTTCGTTACCTTCGTCTACTTCAGGCTTATCATTAACGATTGCAGCACTTGTATCAGTAACAGAGAGCAATTTTAGTCCCTTTGGTAAGTCAAATCCATCGACAATGCTTCCTAAGGTGAAACCTGCGCCTAGCATTGAAGTGATAACACCAGCTTGTATTTGTTGGACTTCGGCTTCAACCTTCTTTTCATCAGATACTTCAGGAAGAGTGTAGGTAAACGTAACTGCAATACCAATACCACCAGTAATACGGTTAAGTTCGTGGGTAATCTGAGAGTAGTTACGAGTAAGTAATGGAAGTACAGCACGTTTGGCAAAACCTCGTTCAGCTACTTGTGCGTTGGCGTAGGTTGCAGCATCATCAACACCCTTAACGATTTGAGGTACACCGTAAGCTGTATCAATACGGTGGTTAGTCTGCTCAAATAAGCTCTTAAAGTCGATGTCCTTATTAGATTGTTGGAATGGAATCCACTCAATCTGTGCATCTGCTGGTTTACCAGAGGTCGGGTCAATAGGTGCATGAGTGTAAGTAACATTATTATTATTGCCTGAGCCACGGTGGCGAGATTGTAGCGTATCAACTACATCATCGTATTCTTTAGTAGTAGCGGCAACAATCTTGAACATACCAGCTGGGATTGCGTTGTTCTCGAAGAATCCTTTTTGAAAGTCTGCAATGTAGTCATCGAGTGAAATCCAACGTACAGCAGCTTCAGTAGGAGAGTACCCACCGTATAAGTCGTGAGGGTTTACGCCACCAGGAAGGACAATAACTTCATTCTCGTTAAACTCTTGAGAGCCTACGTTGTAAAAGGTCTTACCATCTCGGCGTGTAATGCCTGGACGCTCTAAGAATGTGAAACCTGCAATGTTTGCACCTTTAAATCCAAAGTCTCCACCTGGTCGAGCTTCTCCGCCTTCATTACGCCAAACTAAAAGATATGTCTTTCGCAAAGCAAGAGTGGATACTGCAAGCTTCTCATTGAACGAAACAACGCTATCCATCTGGTTCGGGTGATAGAGAGCGTTAATGATTGGGTTGTTCTGAATCTCTTTGCCGTTGCCATCAATAGCTTTCGGGAGAACAGTCATGTACTCGTTTGAAATAGCACGAATATTTGGGTAAGCAGAAGCGTATTCCTCAGAGTGGAAGTGATTGTAAAACGCTGGGTTATGAGTAGCAAAAGAAGGTGCGCCAACAAGATTAACTTGATTCTTTGGAGCTGGTTGCGGACTGAAGAAGTTTTTAATTGTTTGTAGCGGATTCACTAGTATAAAGTCCTCTTAATATATCTAGTTTAATTATAGCGGTATTGGGAATTAGCGTACGCCACCGTATTGAACAATTTGCATATTAGCTGTTCGCTCATAAATCGTAGCAAGTACGTCAACGCCATCATCATGTGCATTTTTACCACCTGCAACATACCCTAACACTTCACCTGCAAACTCTGGGTACTTTGAAGTCCAGTTAGGAGGCATAAGTACATTCTTTGCTACCCATGCGCTAGATGCTAGTATACGGGCTTCCTTATTACTATTTTGAGGTGTCCACTTTACAACTGTTTTGAAGTTCTGTAACTTTTGCAATTCACGCTCTACGTTACGAGCATAACCTTTACCACCATTATTAGACTCAAACTCTGCTTCGGTTACGTTGTCTGCGGTAAGCATCTTAGCAACTTTAGGTTCGGTAATCTCGGCCTTTTCGCTTGAGTAATAAATATCAGTAATATAAACTTTCTTTCCATCTTCTGACTTAATGTCAAACCAGTTAATAGAACAAAGATAGTCTGAACCTTGGTCTGCTACATCGGTTGTGTTGTACTTGCGTGGTGTCTCGGGTAGATTAGTCCACTCATCGAAGCCGTTGTACAATCTTCCTTCTACGTCTACTGGTTGTTGATAATAGTTAGCCTTTAATACACGGGGGTCTAATGTTTGTTTCACCACTTCAAACTTCTCACGGCTCATAATTGAAGGTTCGAGCATACTTCCATCTTCACGTTCAATCTGGTAATCAATCATTACTACATCATCACCGTAAAGCTTTATAATCTCGCCAGCTAAATCATTAGTTGCCCATCGCTGCATAATAATCACGAACTTGTAGTTATTACCGTCAGTACGAGAGAATAGTGTATTCTTAAAGAACTCGAAGTGCTTTCTAAGCTCGTCTGCGTTCAGGGATTGTAAGTAGTTGCGTATAATGTCGTCTATTAAGAACCAGTCGCTCCTAGAGCCTGTTACAGAGCTTCCAGGTGTAATAGAACGGTAACTAGGTTCACTGCTCCCTTCGAGTTCCCACTTACTCTTGGTGGCAAAGCCGTATTTAATCTTTGTGTCGGGGAATATCTCAGGGTATGGTACTCCGCCTTTACCTACGTTAATACCTAAAATAGTATCTCTAATCTGCGTTGAGAACATTGAAGCCAAGTCACCAGAGTTAGCTACTCCCATGATACGAGTACGAGGTTCTAAGCCCATGAGCCACATACCGAAGTTCTTACCCGTAAAAGATTTGTAATGGCCAGGAGGAACAGACATAATCAGGAAATGTTTATCATCGTTCTCTTTAAAAGCCTGCAACGTGTCAGCCATCTCTTTGAGTAGCTTACGCTCATCGGTAAACAGTTCGGGATAGAGAAGCTGCTCGAATGACCAGAAGTCTCTTCGAGCTAACTCTAACTTTGCTTGGTGCTTAACTTGTTCGGGTATCATAATTCAATATCATTCGCTAGTTCGTTACCCCATATATCCCAGCCGTCAGTTTTATCACGAGCAAACAATTCTAATTTACTTTGATTTGGAAACAGTTGGTCTATCCTTTTTCTTATTTCTTCTGGTTTTGATGAGTGTTTAGTTTTTTTCTCTGAAAGAAATTGACGTATGTTTCTCGCACCTCTAGGAGATGGTATCTTGCCTTTTTTACCTACAAGAACTATTTCACATTCACTCATTGTATAGCTACCCATATTAGGTTTTTGTTTATGCCACACAAATGCTATTGTAGAGTACTTGTACCCCCACGATTTAATAACCTCAATACAATCATCTAGCATTGGACTTACGACCCACATAAATAGTAACGAGTTATCACTAGATATTTCTTTTACAGGTAACCTTTTTATTTCATCTAATGACATAGTTTGATAGTGAGTATTAAGTTTTCCATTCAGGACACTTTTAGCCGCAACATTTTCTTTACTCTTATACTGCCATGGTGGATCTGCATATATAATATCGTACTTCATAGCTTCTCCTTTCAACCTACTTCTATCTTAGCGGCTTGTTTAACTTCGGGAGGTATCATAAGCTTCTAGTATGGCCTGAATAAACTCTCTAGTATCAGAGGCTATGCACTCAGCTTGCTCTTCGGCATCATAGCCCTTAGTAAGTGTGCCTTCGTTCCAATCAATCATTTCCTGTATAAGACCTTCAACGGTTGTTTCAGTAATCATATCTACTCCTTAATTAGTTTACGTAATTCCTCTGTTGTCAAAGCTGCATAAGGGTTAATACTCTCACCTTGTGTAGTAACGTCTACGCTCTCTTTTGGCTTCCCATAGACTTGATTAATCATAGAATCAATCTCACGCCACTCACCGTTCTTAACAGCCCTAGCCATGTTCTTATCAAAGCGAGGGGTATCAGGGTTATCAATAAGTTCTTGAATGTCATTGTCGGACATCTTAATAATTAGCTCTAGTTTGTATCTAGCTGTTGCTTCCTTCTTCCAGCCGCCAGGGTTTCTGTTATCAGGATTATCTCCAAAGCCTCCACGACCACTTGGGTTGCGGTTCATTGGATTATCTGTTGTGGCTTGGTCTGTAGTCATATTTTTATTATACCACTAACGCAAAACAACGCCATACAGCGCTTTATTATGTTTGAATTGGGTAACACTCATACGGTCGCATGTCTTGCCCGTGCATGTTGTTACCTTTAGTATAGCATGGTTCATATCTGTACTACCCTTTCATTCCAAACCTCAACCTCTTCAGGCTCAAAGTAGTGAGCTACTCTTGGTTCTTGGTTGTAATCATTTTTAATTAAGCTTCCTAGTTTATAATCGTGGTTCACCAGTGATGGATTAGTATAAAATACTGGAAGTTTATATCTGTTGTAAAATAAACTTATTCTCTGGTCGAATGGAAGTGATGAACCCTTTACGTACCCTAGCATCTGGTCTATCTGATAGGTGGGTAATGAGAAACATACTCCCCAACCTAGTCTATCCCACTGTAGGTATGAAGCGTTCACGTTTCGAGCGGTTGCTACAGCCGTTGCTACACGCTTAGGGAATGGTCTTACCTTTCCAGTGTAGAAAGATAGGGCAGTGTTCTGTGGTGCATAG